CAAAAAGGAAACAACAACACAGTGAGTTGGATTTCCTATTGGGGGTCTGGTAGAAATTGGGGTGGTGATTTAGATGGAACTAACAACACATTAAAATTTGAACAAATCAACACAACTGGTTCAGACTCAAACAAAATAGGTTTCCACATACAAAGTAATGACAATACCGTTCATGTAGGTCAGGGGTGTTCATTCGACAACAGTTCAGACACAAGTTGTGAAAGCAGTTCTACTGTCGAATATGGTGGTCACACAACTAACCTTGACTTACACTCTGGCGGCAATAATATCAAGATAAGTCAGGAGACAGGCACAGGAAATGCAGACCACTATGTTCAACTTTACACATACGGTGGTGAGAATAACAACACGTTTATTAAACAGAAGGGTAATGGAAATAAAACCCTAAATATGACTATAAGAACTGATGGTGGTTCACAGGATATTTTACAGAAGGATGACGGCGCACACACTGCTACTATAGATTTGACAGGAACATATCACACAAATATGTCTCTAATACAACGAGGAAGCACAAATCAATCATATTCATTGACTCAGAATTGTCAGACAAGCGGAGGGTGTAGTGTGAATATTACGCAAGGAAATTAATTAAAAAATCTATTGACAACTGATATATAACATATTATAATATAATATATAAGATAAAGGTAATAAATAATGGATATGCTCACACACACTTTACTTGCCATCACGGCCATGGCCGGTTGTTGGTTTTGGGGTCGTCACTTGTCATCAAATTCAGTCATAGAACATTTGTTGGTTACGTTAGAACGTGACGGGTATATTAAAGTCAAAACTGACAAAGATGGCGATAAATGTTTAGTAAAATTAGATGATTTACAATAAAAATCAATAATCTAAAAACTATTGACATTTCTCATATTATATCGTATAATAGTTTTATAATAATAAAAAAGGCACAATAATGAAAGTTGAAGTTCGTAATAATAATATTGATGCAGCACTTCGAATTTTGAAGAAGAAGTTGCAAATGGATGGTTACTATGCAGAAATGAGAGAACGTGAACATTTTAGGTCAAAGGGTGAAAAAAGAAGGTTAGCTAAAGCTGCTGGTCGTCGTCGTCATTTAAAATTGTTAGAGAGTAGAAAAATTGAGTTCGGATATTGAAGATAAAACTAGAACGAGTAGTATTGAATTAAAAACTCATGAGATAGCTACAAAAACTGTCACACCAACTAGTGGTTTAAGTTGGTATTTAAAATGGTTTTCTAGTGTTATAATTATAATTGGTATACTTTTAACCTCCAATAATTTGTATCCTTGGAATATGATGTTTCATGCAGTCGGTCTTCTTGGTTGGTTGATTGTTGCAATTCTTTGGAATGATCGTGCATTGTTAGTTGTTAATTCTGTTGGACTTGCATTACTTGCAAATGGTTTGTTAAATTCTTACATAAGCGGTGGTTTTAATAATGGTTAAGAAGATTCGTAAAAAACGTAAACCTATGACAGAAGACCAACGGCAGGCAGCTGCCGAACGTCTCAAGAAAGCACGAGCAAGTCGTGCTGAAAAAAACCCCAATTATGGAAAATCTGGTATTCACTCTTCTCTACATAATCTAGATGAAGATGATGATTTTCATCCTGATAAGATTAAGGAATGGATTAAAATACAAAAAGATATTGTGTCATCAGAAAAAAAGAATGAAAGAAATAATGTAAAAGGTGCTATTGCACGCAGAATTAGTCACGAAAATTATATCAAAATTATGCAAATATATTTGAGGGACGGTGTATGGATTGGTTTATTTTATGGAGAAAATCAAGAGAGTAAATTACAACCCACATGTTCAAAATTGGCATATCATCATGATGGACCATATAAAGGTATGGTTAAAAGAAATGTTGGAGTGTGGTATTCTGATATTAACTGTGCTTATACAAAAGAAATGTTTGAGTTTGATAGGAGTGGGTAAATGACTACACATGAAACAAATAATGTAATCAATGGGCCATGGAAAGCAATGTCCAAAAGAAAGGTCATTCTTCCTCTAAGTGACGAAGTTATTGAAGTTCAAGAAAATACTGTGTTCTGTGATAATCTCACAGAAGGGCTGATGGTTCAAATGATATATTCTATGGATGAGAATGGATTTGAGATTCAGGGTGAAGAATTTTTAAGAGACATTGGTTTTATTATTGAATCTGTCAGAAGTTGTTTATATAGAGAAATGAAATTAGAACATCCTTTATCAGAATTAATAAAATCTCTTACAATGGAGATAGATGATGATGAAGAAGAAATGAATACACCTAAATTTGGTTTAGATGAAGAAAAAATACATGAAGTGAAAGTCAAATTTGGAAATGATGATAATGAAAAAGAAGAAACAGAAACAGACGAATAAGTTTCATGAAGTTTTTAGCCCAACAATTTTAGAAACACAAGTACCAAATAGATTTGTAGATATTATAAATGCAACTGGTGATGATGTTTTGTCCAGTGAACAAAAAAGTGCTAAATGGGATTGGTCGCATAAACTTGTTGGTAAAGTAAGCAAAGAAATTCAAATTCCAGTAGACAATGCTGATGATCGTGCATTTTTATTCAAGACAATGAAACAGGGTTGTTTGAATTATATTAACTATATTATCTCTAAGAATAGAGCTTATGGTTGGTATAAACTTGCAGGCAGAGACGGTAAACCAACAATTGATAATATCCATTTAACACATAGTTGGATTGTTAGTCAGTATGCTGGTGAGTATAATCCGTATCACCATCACACAGGAGATTTTTCTGCTGTGGTGTATCTTAAAATTCCCCCAAATATGGAAGAGGAATTGAATGTTGAATTTACAGACCATTATCCAACCAATGGATTGATTGAATTTATGTATGGTGAAAACTGTGATATGAGAAGCGATACTATTAAATTCAAACCAGAGGTAGGAACAATGTTAGTGTTCCCGTCATATTTGAAACATTTTGTATATCCTTTTTATAGTGAAGGTGAGAGAAGGAGCATGAGCTTTAACGCTCACTTTAAAGTATGAATTTTGTTTAATTAAATAAACTCAAAAACTATTGACATTATGCTTTGTGCATTGTATAATAAACGTATAAATAAGAATTGATTATGAGGACAGGACAATTATATTAGTTGATATGAACCAAATTGGGGTTGCAAGTGTTATGATGCACTTGAACATAACAAAATCGCATACAGTTGAAGAAGATATGGTTCGCCATATGATTTTAAATTCTCTTCGTATGTATCGTGAACGTTTCTTTGATGAATTTGGTGAGTTGGTTATTTGTTATGATTCCAAACACTATTGGAGACGAGAGTATTATCCAGAATATAAAGCCAGTCGAAAAAAGACTAGAGAAACTTCTGGGCATGATTGGAATAATATTTTTGGATGTCTCAATAACATCAAAGAAGAACTTACAGAAAGTTTTCCATATAAAGTGATTGAAGTTTATGGTGCAGAGGCAGATGATATTATTGCTTCTTTGTGTATGGAACATGCATCTTCTTGTCCCAACATACTAATTTTATCTGGCGATAAGGATTTTGTTCAATTACATAAGTATAAGGAAGTTAAACAATATAGTCCTGTCACAAAGAAATTTATTAATGGACCTGACCCTATTGAATATCTTTATGAACATATTCTTAAAGGTGATGTGAGTGATGGTGTGCCAAATGTTTTATCACCAGACAATACTTTTGTGGATGGATTACGCCAACGTCCTTTAAGTAAAAAAAAGATTTCAAGTTGGGCTGGTCCAATGTGTGAACAATTGTTGCCCAATGAGGAATTAAAAAGAAATTACCAGAGAAATAAAAAACTTATTGATTTGACAGAATGTCCCAGAAATTTGTATGATGAGTGCGTACAAGCATATTCAGAAACACCAGAAGGGGATCGTAGCAAACTACTAAATTATTTTATAGACAAAAAATTATCCATTTTGATGGATAATATAGGAGATTTTTGAAATGCCATATACACCACTAATGTCTGAAGTTTTGGACAATGTTGCGAAAGCGAAAACTAAAAATGAGAAAGTTGAATTATTGAGGAAACATAATTCAGATGCATTGAGGATGGTTATTAAATCTTCATATGACCCAAATATTCAATGGGATTTGCCTGAAGGTAATGTACCATATACACCAAATGATGCTCCAGAGGGAACGGAACACAACATGCTTGTTCATGAAGCAAGGACGTTGTTTCATTATGTTAAAGGTGGCAATCCCCAACTAACACCAAATCGTAAAGAAAATATGTTTATTCAAATGTTGGAGGGGTTGCATCAAAGTGAAGCAGAAATTGTAGTTGCTGCAAAAGATAAATCACTTCATCGAAAATATAAAGGTTTGTCTGCTAATGTTGTTAAAGAAGCATTTGGTTGGGATGAACAATATATGCAATTGGATGATGATAGTCAAGGAAAACAATAAGGGACATGATAGGTGTAACAGGTATTTGGGTTGCTGGAAGTTTGTTATTAATTGGTGGAATAGTTAGTAATATAAATTTATCTAACAAACCAGAAAGAGAGATGAAAAAACAAACTGAATGTCTTGCTAAGAATATGTATTTTGAAGTACGCAATCAGGG